CCAGCGGGTACAGCGCGGCATAGCCCTCGTCTCGCGGGGTGGTGGTGCCCGAGCTGGCGTACCGGAAGCCCCCGCCGACCTTCTTCGCCGCGAGGTCGAAGAACACGACGCCGCCCGTGCGCATGAACGTCGGTGACCACAGCACCCGGTGCCCGACGGCGGACTGGACCTTGCCGCCGATCTCCACCCCCAGCGAGGTCGTCACCGTCGTCCAGGTCGCGGCGTTGGTGAGGACGACGATCTCTTCGTTGATCCGGAGATCGGCGCTGACGATGGAGCCGCCGCCACCAGCTGGGCCCTGCGGTCCGGTGGCTCCAGTCGCCCCGGTGGCGCCCGTCGCTCCCGTGGCTCCGGCGGGGCCCGTGGCGCCGGTCGCTCCCGCAGCGCCCGCCGGCCCGGCCGGTCCCTGCGGACCTTCCACGGGCAGCCACGTGAGCGTTCCGGGCTGCGCGTCGACCAGCTTGGTAACGTCGATAGCCGTACCGGCGCCGTACGGCAGCGCGAAGTGCCGCGTCCTGATCGGCTCGCCGTCGATGTCCTCGGTCAACTTCCACAAGCGACCCAAGGTCGGGTTGACGCCAGCCGCGTCGGTCGTCGGCAGCGGCAGCGAGTAGGCGCCGTCGACCAGGGCGACCTCCCCCGTGCCACCCCTCAGCACCTCGTTGCCGACGGTGTCGTGCCAGACGTCCGGGTACGGATCGAGTCGGACCTTGCCCGTTTGCAGCACCTGGGTGGCCAAGTTGCGGCAGGTGCCGTGGACGACCCTCAACGGCAGCGTCATAAAGGCTCCTCAGATGCGGCGGCGGTCCGGCGGCAGCGCCACCAAGGCCAGGCTGGTCGGGGAAGGCGTGGGGGCGGGCGCGTCGTCGCGACGGCAGACCAGGGCGTCGGGATCGTCGGCCGGGGGCTGGAGGCTGTACCCGTCGGGGCAGGTCTGTCCGTCCTTGCCGTCCGCCCCGTCGGTGCCGTCTTTGCCGTCTTGCCCATCCGCGCCGGCAGGGCCAGCGGGGCCGACCGGGCCCTGGATTCCCTGCTCGCCCTGCGGGCCGGGCACGGTGGAGTCGGCGCCGTCCTGGCCGTCGGCGCCAGCCGTCCCCGGGAGGCCTTGCGCGCCCTGCGGGCCGGGGATGGGGACGGGCACTTCGGTGCGGTCGTTGAGGCCCGCGACGGCCTTGCTCGGATCGGGTGCGGCCGGTGTCTTGCCCGCCGCCTTGACCTGCGCGCGCAACGCCCGCACGTCCCCGGCGAGGGTGCTCACCGCTTTGCCGCGCCGGTCGGCCTCGGCCGTGGCCGCCGCGTACGCCACCGCGTGCTTGCGGTCCGAGACGTCCTGGCGGTGCCAGAGGATGACCGCGACCCCGGCCAGGGCGAGCAGCGCGCACAGGACGGCGATGCCTCGCCAGTGCTGGACGATGGTGCGCTCTGTCCGGGTCACGGAACGGGGTCCTCTCCGAGTCGGGTGATCTGGATCTCTAGCCGGGTCATCCTGAGCAGGTCGTCGTGACGCTGCTGGCGCAGGGCGCTCAGCTCGTTCTGCGCGGCTGCCAACTGGGTGTCCTTGCGGTCCCGTTCCTCCTGGACCTGGTCGAAGCGGAGCAGGCCCGTCTCGCCGCGTTTCCCGATGTACGCCACCACCGAGCCGGACAGCACGCCGACACAGGCGAGGACCGCGCCGAGGGTGGTGGCGTCCAAGGAGGCGCTCCGATCAGACGTTCTTGGCCAGCGACGCGCTGTTGGTGACCGACCGCCAGCGGGCGACGAGGCCCTTGCCGAGGGCCAGGACGGCGGACGCGCCACCGAGGGCGGCGGCCTGCCACATGTGCAGGTCGAACGGGGCGGTGAGGACCAGGCCGCTGATGAATGCCTGGAGGAAGGTGGACACGACGCGCTCGGCCAGGTCTCTGCCGTAGGTGCCGGCGGTCTTCACGACGGTTTCGGCGCTGGGGAGGTTGAGGGACATGGGTGATCCGTTTCTGCGAGGAGGGGAGGGTCAGGAGGTGACGGTGAAGAGGCCGGTGCGGGCGCCGAGCTTGCCGAGGGAGACCCGGCCCGGGATGCCGTCGGCGGCCCGGCCGGTGTAGCCGAGGTGGCGCTGCCACGCCGCGTACGCATCGACGGTGCGGCTGCCGAAGGAGCCGTCCCCGGCGAAGTCCTTGCTGAGGTACCGCAGCTGCAGCAGCGCGGCTTCGACGAGGTTCACGCCCGCCCGGTAGGTGACGTGGCCCTGGGCGGCCTTGGGGTCCTTCTTGGCGGCGTTGACCAGCCGGGACAGGTCGACGGTGGGTGTCGCGGCGACGGGCTGACTGACCGGCTTGCCGACGGTCTTGGCGAGCTGCTTCTTCACGTCCGCCCGGAACACGTCCATGTCGAACGAAGGGTCGATCTTCCCGGGCTGGACTTCCTTGTGCCCGGCCACGGACTTCTCGGTCCAGCCGTGCGCGCGGCAGATCGCGGCCGCCCACAGCACCGCCTGCTGGTACTGGGCGTCCGGGTACGGGTCGCGGCCGTTGCCCAGGTTCTCGATCTCGATGCCGTAGAGGCAGTCGTTGCCGTCGGCGTCGGCTTTGTCGTCCTTCGGCAGTACAGCGGCCTCGGCGCGCAGTGCGTCGATGACGTCGGGGTCGACCAGGCCCGCGTGGTTGGTGCGGCCGTGGCCGATCATCCACAGGCCTTCGGTCTGTCCCAGCCAGGAGTGGCACAGCGGGCCGGGGAGGTCGGAGCGGCCGTTGAAGCACAGCTCCTTGTCGCCGTGGCCAGCGGTGTGGTGCATCAGGACGCCGTAGACGGGGCCGAAGCCCTTGCCGGTGGCCTTCTCCCGGTTGTGGGTGCGCCAACCAGCGTGCTCGTGGACGGTCAGGCCTTCGCCTTCGAGAGCGGCGACGAGGGCGTCTGCGGTCAAGGGGGTGGCCATGGGCCCTCCTCAGGGCATGAAGAAAGCCCCGGCCTGGTGGCTCGGGGCATGGAGGCCGGTCGGGTCAGGTGATGGCGGTGGCGCCGGAGAAGTCAGAGGCGTCGCCGATGTCCTCGACCTCGATGTAGGCCGGGTTGGTCGCGCTCGCGGCGATCAGCACGTTCCCGGTGCCGGCAGACCGGACGTAGGTGCCGACCACGACGGCGGTGATGTCGGCTCCCGACGTGTTGACGCCGATGTTGCTGAGGTAGAACGCCGTGTTGCCGCCGGCCGCCGGGCAGTACAGGCGGAACGAGTCGACGTAGGTGGTGCCCGAGGTGTTGGTCTTGCGGATGCGGACCTGCACCTGGTCCGCGGCGACGCTGGACTGGTACAGCCCCTTGATGGTGAACCGGTACGCCCGGCCGGTCTCGAACACGACGGATCCGGTGGTGAGTGCCACGGTCTCCGTGGTGGTCACCGCGGTGGCGTTGGCCGTCAGGGATTGGTACTCCACGGTGTGGGGAGTGAAGTCGATCAGCCGCTGTGCGGTGATTTTCATCCCGGCGAGCCAGGGCATCGTGCCTCCTACAGGGCAACGTAGGCAGGGTGGGCGAGACTGTCGGCCGCGCCGCTTGCCTGTGCTTTGACGACGTTGTTGCGGGAGCGGACGACGGTCATGGTCTGCGGGCTGGTCGTCGACACGCTGGCGTCAGCGATGAGGCGCAGGGCCCACCAGTACGAGATGTCCGTAGCCGCAGGGGTGCTGCCCCACCGGCCGCGGGTAGTGGCGCGGGATGCCAGCGCGGGCGCGGTAAACGTCTGCGTCAGGAACGTCCAGGTGGCAGCGGGCACCACCGTTGCGGAGCCGGTCGACGACGAGATGAACACGTTGGACGCGTCGTACCAGTCGACGGCGGTCCGCAGATCCGACCAGCCCAGCGGCGAGTACACCCAGCCGCACACGGTGTACGAGGCGCCCGCGGTGACGGAGGCGACCGGGCTGTGCACCGCCGAGTTGACGCCGCCGGACGCCGAGCTGCCGTTGGGCACGCACTTGATCGAGGCGTCGGCGCCGTGTGCGGTGTTGATGATGGTGGTGTCGTAGGTGATCGCCGAGTTGGAGCCGGACCAGCCGCTGATAGTTCCGGCCAGCAGCAGGGGGTCGTCGGCGAGGTTGACGACGGTGCCGATGCTGACGACGGTCATGTCCTCGCCGCTGACACGCAGTTCAAACGGGGTGTCGCTGTGGTCGGTGGTCCACGGGGGGCCACTGGTGGTGGCCACGCTGATCGCGGTGGCCGTCGAGGTGTAGGACGCGGCCAGGGCGCTCACTTCGGTGTCCGCCCACCCGTACGTTGCGTCGTCAACGTGGGCGACGTTCCACGGGGCGGCGGGTGAGCCGGTCAGATCCATGGTCCAGGTGCGGACCCCCAGCACTTCCTTCTGGCCCTGGAGGAGCAGGTCCAGGCCGCCCGGGGCGAAGTCGAGGCCGGGATTGGCGACGGTCCACCGGTCCCCGATGTCGAGCAGCAACGCCGCGGGGATTAGGTCGGTCGCCTTGTGGAGTCGCAGGCTGACCGCCGGAACCCGATCCTCATCCCAAGTGCTCAGGTGCAGGCGCCACGACGCCTGTTGCTCGGGCCGGGTGTCGTCGTACAAGTTGAGGGTGACCGCGTCGTCGTAGAGGCCGACTCCGTTCGGCGGCTCCAGCGTGGACAGGGCGCCGGTGTCGAGTGTGGCCCGGCCGCTGGAGCCGCCCACGCGGGTGACGGTGATGTCGTTGCGGACGGTTTGGTCATCCGGCTCCGGCGTGAAAGGGGGCGCAATGTGGCCGTAGGCGAGGCGGTCCAGGGCGAGAGCGATCGCCTGGTTTTCCAGGCCGGCGCGGTCGCGGTAGGCCAGCGAGGTCGTCTCGCGCGGCTCGTAGAGGATCCCGCCGTCCACGTCGGCGGCGTCCTGGAGCAGCGTGAGGAGCACGTCGGGGCGCTGCGGACCGACCAGTTCCTGGGTCGTGAGATCGCCATACACGGTGACAGGCAGGCCCTGTTCGCTGGCGAGCCTCGCCATGCGGGTGCCTGTGGTTTCGCCGTTGAACCCATGGTCGGCGTTGTTGTAGACGAGGGTGCTGGTGGTGTCGAAAGCGGCGATGTGGCCGAGTGAGAAGCCGTCGTAGGACGCGGACACCAGGTTGGTGGTAGCGATGGTGACGTTGCCGGTCCCAAGGGAGGAGGCTACTGCGGACCAGGTGGAGGTCCCCCCGATCTTGATCCATCGGGCCGTGAAGTCGGCGACGCCTCCTCCGGCGTCGGTGGAGAAGATTTGGAGCCTGCTCCAGCCGCCGGTGAAGTCGCTGATCGCGGTGGCGTCGGTGTTATCGGTGGTGGCCAGTACCGCGTCGTCGCTGTCGCGGAGCTCGATCCTGATGGCGGTCGTGCTCAGGCGCACCATGACGCGGCGGACGGTGGAACCGGACAGGTACACCTGGAAGAACGTCGTCAGGGAGGCCGGGACGCTCGCGAGCTTGTAGACCATCTCGACATGCCAGCCGCCACCGCTGCCTGCCGGTACGGCGCCGCTCACAATCGACCCAGCGGGCAGCGTCGGCAGCGCCGATGACCCGGGCAGGGTGTCGTCGGCGCCGAAGTTGATTCCTGTGGTCTTCATGGCGCGTACGCCCACCGTCGGGGAATACGCCTGGGTGGAGTCCTGGCCATCCTCCATGGGCCAGTAGGCCAGCGGACTGCCGGAGGGGATCCGGCGGCGTAGCGCGCTGTCCAGCGGCTTTGTGCCCTGCATAAGGCGCCGCTGAATGCCCGCGGCTTCCAGGGACACGTAAGCGTCCTGGCCGGACGGCCCGCGCCGGGTCGGCCACGCGGGCACCTCGCCCGAGAACCTCGTCTGCCGGTTCGTGATGCTCGCGTTGCCCGCCTTGGACCAGGTTCGGCCGGCCGAGTCGGTGAAGCTGGTCGTACCGCTCGCCTGCGCGGTGAAGTCGGGGTTCGCGACCACGGTCCCGGCGATGCCGTTGCGCAGCTCGAACTTGTGGACGCGGCCCGCGCAGACCTGGAATCCGAGGGTGCTGACGGTGCCGACTTCGAGGGCCGCGGTCGAGTTGAAGATGCTGGTGGTGCCGGATTGCACGATGGCGTTGCCGAGCTGGGTCCAGGTGCCGGTGATGGAGTCCGAGGTGTAGAAGGTGGTCGTGTTGCCGCTGGCGCCGTTGTTGACGTCGAGGGTGGCGCGTACGGCCAGGTGCCCGTGCGCGGGTACGGCGATGTCGACGGTGGAGGTCGCCGACAGGATGTTGGTGCCGTCGACCGACCATTCGAGGCGGAGGGCGCCGTCGCGGACCATGAGGATCCAGCTCTTCGAGCCGCCGGTGAAGTTGAACTTGCCGCACAACTCGGTCGAGGCCCCGGCTCCGGAGGTGATCCAGTTCGTGAGCGTCGCGTCGAAGCGGATGTCGAGGTCGCCGGTGATGTCGAGGGCGGCATTGTCGGGGGTGGTGGCGTAGCCGCCCGCGACGCCGACCTTGGCGCCTGGCAGGTCCAGGGCCACCGGTCCGGCCATGACGCTGATGCGGATGGGGGTGTTGCGGCCGATGGTGCCGTAGAGAGTGCTCAGGGGGTTCCTGGGCGAGTACTTGCCGTCCTTGTTGTTGATGGTGAGCGTGCACTTGGAGGCGTCCACGCGGGCGCGCTCGGTGGCGCGCCCGCGCGTGATCGTGATCCGATCCGACAGCTTCACGTCCGCGGTGATGTCGGTCCACGTGCTCCCGGGCTTGATCTCTACCAGGGTGCCCAGCGGGTCAGTCGGGAACGCCATCTGCGCCTCCTGTCAGGATCCGAGGAAGAACTGCACGTCGCCGCCGCCACCAGAGCCGATGGTTTCGCGCAGCCACTGGACGAACTTGTCCTGGCCGCCACGTACGTCGACCACAACCTTCACTTCGCCCTTGACGACCCCGCCCGAGCCCGACGCCGCGCCCGCCGGCGCGCCCCCGCCTGCGTTGCCCGGGGACGTGACGAGGCTGGCCAACGGCGAGTCCGCGCCCGCGATGCCCTGCTGGGCGCTCGCCGCCAGGGACCGGGCGGCGCGGCTGACCTCCGACTCCTGCATGCGCATACCGGCCGCCATGGCCTGAGCAACGGCCTGGCCGGAGTGCAGCGTCCAGCCCTTCCCAGAGAAGGCGCCCTTCTTGGCCGGGGAGTGTGGGAAGAAGTCCGCGGCCTTGTCCACCAGGGCCGAGGCTGCGTCGGCGACGATGCTGCCCATGGACTTGATGCCGTTGACGAACCCTCGGATGAGGGCCCGCCCGGAGCGGTAGAGGACGTTCCCGAGGTCGCCGAGGGCGTCCTTCGCCCGGCCGGGCAGCCCCCTGATGGCGGAGACTGCGCTGCTGAGCTTGGAGCGGATCTCCCGCAGCATGGCCGCGCCGGCGTCCGAGGCCCGCCCGGCGATCCGCGAAGCGAAGCTCGACAGGGCGTTCCAGGCCTTGCCGGGCAGCCCCGCGAACCACGCCACGATGGACCTGACCATGTCGGGGATGACGGAGTGGCCGACGAGGTGATCGGACAGCCACTCGAACGCGTCGCTGATCTTCGTGGTGAGCCAGTGCACCGCGTCCACTGCGGGCTTGAGCATTTCCCGCAGTCCCTTGAACCAGCCGACCAGGGTGGTAAGAGCACCGATGGCGTGGACCAGCACGGCCGTTTCCAGCTTGATGAAGAGCACCGCCAGTTCTGTCAACGGCTTCATCAGCGGCAGCAGCGCGGGCAGCAGCTGGAGCGCCATCGTCACGGCGAGCGTGGTGATCTGGGGCAGCAGTGGGGCGAGCTGCGTCAGGATCTTGCCCACCGACTTGCCGAGTTCCACGAACGCGGGCGCGGAGTCGGAGGCGGCCTTCATGAGGTCGGGCAGCAGCTGGAGGAGCTGGTCACCGGACTGCTCGACGAACTGCACGACGACGTCGACCAGGCCCATCATCACCGGGGTGAGGACGGTGTCGAGCTTGTCGGCGAGCTTGACGACCGTGGGGGCAATCTTGATGAAAACCTCGCTGATCTTCTTGATCAGCGGCGAGAGCGGCGTGAGGGCCGTGACGATCAGATCCGAGACGACGGGCAAGAGCGGGATGAACGCCAGCACCACGTCGCCCACCGCGCCCGCGAGGTCGGCCAGGATCGGGCCGAGAGCCTTGATGATCGGCTGGAGCGCCTTCCCAAGCGCCTCGATCAGAACCTGAGCGGGAGGCCCCAGCGCCGCCAGCACCGGGCCGAGCGCCCGAAGCGCCTGGTCAAGCAGCGGAGCCACGGTCTTCCCGAGCGTGGCCATGGTCTCGAACAGGGCCTTGAGGCCGTCCTGGACCGGCTTGGACGCGAAGGTCTTCGCGAGCTGCCCGCTGACGGTCTTGAGGACGCCGATGAACCCGCCGCCGGACACCTCAGCCGCATCGAAGACGCTGCCGAGGATCTTGGCGACGTTGCCCACGATGTCGACGAGGTCACCGATCAGGTCGATGGCGTGCTCGATCGCCTTCTGCATCGCGCCAGACGCGAATGCCTTGTCGAGCTTCTTCCCGACCTTCTCCGCGCCCTTGCCCGCGGCCTCCGTGAGCTTCTCGAAGCTGGGGCCGGCCGCGGCCGCGATCTGGGTGAACTCCTTCACGACAATGCCGGGAATCCCCGACAGGTTGTGCAGACCCTTCGACGCGGAGCGCATGGCCTGGCCCAACGTGCCGTTGTCGGCCATCTCGCGGGCGGAGGCGGCGGCGCCCTTGGCCATGTCGTTGAGGGCGCGGGCGGAGTCGACGAGGTTCGTACGGAGCACGGGCAGCACGGAAGCCGCGGTCCTGTGCAGCTCGCCCGCGAGGCCCTTGAAGAGCGCCTCCTGGACGTCCAGTTTCAGGGCGTCCCAGGCGGGCTTGAGGGCGATGACCTGCCGTACGAACGCCTGCGCGGACGGTGACAGCTTGGACATGGCGTCGTTGAGCTTGTTGACGCCGCCCGTCGAGCCGCCCACAGCCTCGGTGAGGCCCTCTTGGGCGCGCTTGACGTTCTCCAGGCCCTCCTTCGCGGTGCGGGCCTGCTCCTCCTGCGCGTCCTTGAGCGCTCGTACGGCGTCGCTGACGTCGCGGTTGGCGTCGGAGACCTGTTGCTGCGCGTCCGTGACCGTCTTGGAGCCAGCGGCGCCAGCTTTGTTCGCGGCGTCGGTGTCGGACTGGAGCCGCTTGGTCTCGGTCTGCTGCTCCGCCAGCGACTGGACGGCCTTGTCGTAGCCGAGTTGCGCCTCGGCGATCTCCCGGTCCGATGCGTTGCTGTTGGAGGCGCGGACCCGGGCGAGCTCCGCCTCGGCGTCCTCGACGTCCAGGACAGCCTGTTCCTCGTCGAGCTTGGCGTCCTTGAGCTGGTTGTTCATGTCCTCCAGCTCGCGCGCGGCCTCCTTGCGCGCGGCTGTGAGGTCCTGCTGTGCCCGCCGGGCGGCCTTCTGGGCGTCGGTGAGGTTCCGCTCAGCGTCCTCGACCTGCCGGGCCGCCCGCTGGTTGGCGAGCGCCGCCTGCTCCTGCGCGTCCTTGAGCTGCCTGAGGGCGTTCGCGTGCTGCTTCGCCGCACCGCCCCCGCCACCACCCCCACCGCCGCCGGTGGACGGGGCGAAAGCCGCGGACAGAGCGCCCCCGATGCCGCTGGTGCCGATCTTGAGGGCTGCCACAGCCTGCGCCAGCGCGAAGACGGCCGTCGCACCGACCGCGGCCGCCGGCGCGATGTTCGCCAGCGTCGCCGCCAGCCCGGCCGCGACCGGCACAGCGGCGCCGAGCTTGGCCGCCATCAGTGCGCCCTGCGCTACGACGCCGCCGAGCGCGCCCGCCATGCCGCCGAGGCGACCGAGGGAGGTGTGCAGGCGGCCGCTCTCGCGCGTGCCCTCCCTGAGTCCTTGGCCCATGCCGCGGCCCTCGGACACGAACCGGCCACGGATGTCGCGGAGGCGGCCGTCGATGTCGCGCTGGAAGCCCCGCATGCGCAGTTCGTCCTGGGTGAGGACGCGCTGGAACTGGGAGTCGTCTGCCCGGACGTAGCCGACCAGTTCGCCGATGGTCAGAGACATCCGGACCCCCTCCTATGACTTGGCTGGTGGGGGTGCGAAGTGGCGGCTCAGCCGTGACTCGACGGAGAGCAGGCCGAGGATGCGCAGCCGGAGCCAGCGCCAAGAGCGCCGCCGGAGTAGCCGCTGCTCGCCGACGTCGATCCCGTAGACGGAGTGGAGGTCTGCCTCGATGAGCGGCCACTGCTCCAGCAGGGCAGCCCAGGTCAGGTCTTCGCGGCCTTGCGGCTTTTCGCGGTAGCCCGCGGGGCGCTCGTACCACTCGTAGAGCCCCGTCGCGGGGTCTTGCTCGCCGCGGCCGATCCAGTCTTCTTGGCCTTGCGACGTGCTTCCCGATTCGGGGCCAGTAGAGAAGGGTCTCCGGCCGCCTTCCAGTACGTCTGTGCGGTCTCGACGCCGTTGGTGATCCAGAACATGGCGGTGAGGCCCATATGCCGGAGCTCCGCCCAGTCCCTGCCGTCCTTCAGCAGGTCGCCGTAGACCGGGCCGAGCGAGAGCTGGAACAGGTCGCGTTCCTCGTCGTCGTCCAGGGCCTCGGTATCGATGGCCTCGCCGCCGTTGAGGAGCCGGGCGGCGAGGGTGGTGATCGTCTGGACCCTGAGCCCGTCCTCGGCAGAGGGAGACGGGATCCGGTACACCTTGCCCTTGAGCGGGAGTTCCAGCGCGTCGTCGAAGAGGTCGCCCAGTGCCTCAAACCGGATCGCCATTACAGCGGGTTGTCGATCTGGACGAGGGCGCCCTTACCGGTGAAGGTGACCGCGACCTTGTCCAGCGCGGTGCGCTCACCGCCTGCCGGGGCCCAGGTGACCAGCGCGATGCCCTGGTAGGCCTCGGGGAGGCCGTCGCGGTCCATCCACCGGATGCCGACCTCGGAGGCGGTGCCGAACGCGAGGGAGGCGGCGCGGGCGGCCTCGTGCACGGGGTGGTAGGCGGTGGCGTCGGCCGTCGCCTTCCGGTTGTGGGTGACGCTGACGTTCCAGGCCTGACCGGTCTTGGTGTTGTCGGCCCAGCCGCCGTCGTCGTAGGTGCTGGAGTCCTCGATGTTGGGCGGCGTCTCGTAGTTGAAATTGGTGATCGCCGGGTAGAGCTGCCAGTCCGGCGTGACGGTGGAGCCCATGTTGAACTCCATCCGCCACCTGCGGGCGAGGGCGGTCTCCGGGGTGGGCGTCGACATGGCCCATCACTCCTATTCGTACGCGTAGGGGGTGGACCGGACGGTCCGGAGGTAGTAGTTGGAGGCGATCTCCAGGCGGCCGTGCGCGTCCGCGCCGAGCTGCGCCTCGGACTGGCGCCAGGCCAGATCCACCAGCACCGCGCCGAGGCGGAAATGGCTGCGGTTGTCGAGGAGGTCGAACACGTCGTCGGCCATGGCCATCACCTGGCGCGGGTCGACGCCCGCGCGCATGCGGATCTGCATGCCGGTGCTCGCCTCCGCCATGCCGGTGTCCTCCACCGGGTATGGCGTCAGGCAGATCACGCGGTCCGGGGCGTCCGGCATGGAGCCGACGACGATCCCGGTCTCGGTCGTGGTGTAGGCGGGGCCGGCCGGGCGGTAGACGCCGAGTCCGGCGTCAGCAAGCAGCGCGGCGATGCCGTCGACGAGGTCGGTGGTGTAGCTCACGCACCACCTCCCGGGCGTGCCGAAGGGCCCGCGTAGGCGGGCGAGGAAGGGGGTTGGTCAGCCGCGCAGCCACTCGCGCAGGGGAGCGGCCATCAGCTGGAGCAGCACGTCGCGCTCGCTGTTCATCGGGCCTTCGAGGTACTTGGCCGTGCGGCCGGGGAGGTGCCGGTAGTCCATCTCTTCGTGCTGTCGGACGGCGTAGGGGGTGTCGAAGGACACGGCGCCGAGCAGGCCTTCGCGGGAGGCCTTGCCGGAGCGCTCCAGCGTGCCCTCTTCGAGCGGCACGACCTCTTTGGCCTTGCCCAGGAGATGCTCCAGCGCGCGGTCCAGGCCCTCGCCGACGAGGTGCTGCTCTTGGCTGGACAGCCGCCGGCCCTCCCAATTCAGGTGGGTGTACTGGCTCATTGCAGCTGCACCTCCAGATGATCCGGTGTGGGCAGGCCGCCGCCGTCGCGGCGCAGTGCGGCGATGACGGTCGTCTGACGCCCGTCAGGCAGCGTCACCCGGGATTCGGCCGGGCACACGGTGTCGAGCAGGCAGTAGAACGTCGAGGTGCTGGTGACCTCCCTGCCGCCCGGATCCCGGACCATGCGGGTCTTCTGGTCGAGGAAGCAGCGGACCGCCGTCGCCTCGCTGTAGATCGGCCCGTACGACCCGTCGCCGGTGTACGGCTCGACGATGACGGAGTGGCCCAGCAGCGTGCCTGGCAGGCTGCTCACGACGACACCGCCCCCAGCTCGAAGATGTCCGGCGTCAGATCCGAAGACCGCAGGGCATCCCAAGCCTCCGGGGCGACCTGACGGGCCGGTGAAGCATCTCCGCTGACGGCCGTCACCGACCGCCCGAGCTTCACCGAACCAATCTCGACCGACCCCCAGCCCACCCCGGCCGCGCCGGTGGAGTCGCCCAGCTCCCCCCACCACTCGACCTGCGCGACAACGGCATCCCGGAACGCCTCGACCACCAGGGCGTTGGACGGGTAGCCGTCGGTGTCGACCTCGTACCGGCACAGGCGGAACACCTGGCTGTCGAAGAAGCGCGAGGCCTTCGCGAGCAGCTGCTCGGCGTCCGACGGCGGGGAACTCCCGAGGTCGGCCGCCACTGCGTAGACCCTGGCCACCGGCCACCTCCCTTACGCGCTGGAGCCGATGATGATGACGTCGTACGTCACCGACGTGCTGGCCGCGCTGTTGGTGAGCGTGACCAGGTCGCCGGTCGCCGCCGTGACCGGGTAGCCCGTGGCATCCGGGGCGCTCATCGCGAACCACCCGCCGGGCCGGACGGCGACCCCGTCGGACGCGGCCAAGAACAGCGGGACACCGTTCGCGGCCGGGCGGGTGATGTTGACGTTGTTGGTGTTCGCGGCCGCCGCCACGATGAACAACCCCTTGACGCGGGCGAACGTCAGCGTCGCCCCGAAGGCGCCGACGAGGACGCCGGCCAGGTCGAGGTCCTCGGTGGCGCTCGCGGCGAGGGTGCGGGTGTCGGTGAAAATCAGGTCGGCCTGGTTGGCGCCGGTGCCGCTGGTGAGCGTGTTGGCCTTGCGGTACTGGACCGGCGCGGTCGCCGTGGTGAGGTCCAGGGCGGTCGACTGCGTGGCGGCCGCCGAGAACGCCATGATGATGTTGGACAGGGCCATCAGGGGTTACCTCCGTCGAGGAACAGCTCGACGAGCTGGTCGCGGGTGAGCTTGTCGGCCTCGTCCTCGCCCAGGCCCCGGGAGACGGCATAGACGAACCAGTCACTCTTCGAGGCTGAGCGAGCCGGGGCCTTCGGGTCGACGACGACGGGCGTCGGCGGGTCGGGGGTGACGGGCGTCAGCGGCTCGTCGTCGATGCGCCGCCAGTCCGTCGACGGGTCGTCGGCGAGGGCATTGAGGCGGGCTTCCTCGTCGCTGCCGGGGACCGGCCGCAGCCGCTCGGCGATGTGGTCGCCGGCGCCTCGTTCGTACGTCGCCACGTCACACCACCAGCCCGGTCATGACCGCGTGGGCCTTCTCCGCGCCGTACTTGAGGCCGATCTCGCCGTACAGCTGGACCTCGTCGGAGGCGCCGGTCTTGGCGAGGGGCTCCTCGAAGAACACGCCCTTGCCGGGCACGTTGAGGAAGACCGGGGTCAGCTGCTCCAGGCTGACGGCGGCGATGGTGTCCTGCGGCATGTGCCGGTCCATCATCAGGTTCAGCGTCCCGAAGTCCGTCACGACGGTCGTCAGGGCCACGCCGCCGACGTTGCGCGAGGTCTCCGTGTACTGGCCGTACTGCGACGCGAAGGCCTTGGTGACGGCCCGCTTCTGGATGCTGTTGCACAGCAGCGTGGCCGTGAACTGCTCGCTGATCCCGCCGTTGTCGTAGGCCAGCTGGATCATGTCGTTGACGACGTCGCCGGTGAGGGCAGTCGCCCACGGCTTGGTGTAGGCCAGGCCGGTCGCGGTGCCCAGGGTGAGCGCGGTGCCGCCGAGGGAGGTCGCGACCTTGAAGGTGTTCGTCGCCGAGCTGACGACGTAGTAGACGCGGCCGGCCACGATGTTCGTCGCCACGTCCGTGATGGTGAACACGATCTTGTTGCCGTCGGTCAGGCCGTGGGCGGTCGAGGTGATCGTGTCCGTTGCCGAGCTGGCACCGGTGGTGGTGACGCCCTTCGCGATCCGGTTCGTGGTGATCGCGGCGAGCAGCCCGCGGGTCTTGCGGGCCGTCGCGTTGGTCGTCGGGTTGGCGTACGCGCCGTTGATGAACGAGTAGTTCACGTCCAGCGCGATGCTCTTGAGCTCCTGGGCGACCTGCCAGTCAAGCTCGTTGTTGACCGGGTTGGAGCCGTCCACGCTGCGGAACGGCGCCGAGCCCGGAGTCGCCAGCTGACCGATCGCGGCCTGCTTGGTGTACGAGACGGACACCTTCGACTGGTGGATCTGCGCGACGTTCCGCACGTTGCCGCGGGCCCGCTCCTGGGCGGTGGGGGCGGTCGCGCCTTCCACCTGGACGTTCTGCGCCGGGTCGCGCAGGTCGTAGGTCTGCCACTCGAACTCGGTGGCGGTGGTCATGCCACCGCCGGTGAGGCCGCCGATGGCCGACAGCAGCGGGGTGTCGTCGGGGGTGAGCGAGAACAGCTCGCCCGCGTAGTTGGGAAGGTTGAAGGTGGTGCCCATCCCGGTGATGCCGGCCATGGTGCCTCCTCAGGTCATGTGGTCTGTGCGGCCTTCTGCCGCTTGAGTCGGATCACGGTTTGGAAGTCGCGCTTTGCGGTGGCTTCCTCGATCTGCTTGTCGAGGGATGTGGCCTGGTCGCCGGAGCCGCCGCCGAAGTCGCCTCCGGACCGGCCGGGGCCGCCGGCGGGCGCGAGATTGGAGAGCTGCTTCACCGCGGCGTCGATGGCCTTGGTGTCAGGCTTGCCGTCGTCGCCAACGAACTGCGCCATGTCGATCAGGGCAGCGGCCTCGCCGAGCTGGACACCGGCCTTGGTGGCTGCAACCTCGAAGCGGGCTGCTGCCAGCTCCTTGCCGTACTCGGAGACGGCGGCCGTGCGGCCCTTCGCCTCGGCGTCGGCGACGGCCTTCTCCTGGTCGCTCATCTGCGATGCCTTGAGCGTGGCCAGTTCGTCAGCGGCGGTCTTGTTGTCCTTGGCGCGCTTCTCCCAGTCGCGGGAGTGGCCGAGGACCTCTTTGTACTTGGCCTCCCAGTCCGTGGCGCTGCCTCCGGCCGTGCCGCCGCCGTCACCGGCGCCCGCGCCTCCCTGGCCGCCATCACCTCCAGCGCCTGCGCCGCCGTCACCGCCGGTGCCGCTGCTGCTGGATCCGGAGCCGCCGCCGTCCCCTGCGCCACCATCCGCGTAGAGGACTGGGGAGAAAGGGCCGTGCCCGTACGGGTGGGCCCAGACGTAGTCCTTGCGGTGACGCGGCAGGTCCTTCTTGGGCATGGTGTGTCTCCCTTTTCGGGTCGCTCGGCTGCCGTGCGGCGTGCCGGAGCTGGTCAGCGCGCGGAGCCGATCTGCTCGCGTGCGCTCTTGCGTGGCAGGTCCTTGTCCGCCGTGAGTGCGCGGATGCGGGCCTGGTACTCGCGGACGCGGGCGTTTGCCGTGCGGCGGGCTGCCTCGTCCATGGCCACAGCACTGCGGCGCTTCCAGGCGCGGACCTGCCGCTCCAGATAGCGCTGCTGCTGGGTGTCTTCGTAGGTCGCCCCGTGCGGGTGCGGGGGCGACTGCGGGCGCGTCGTGACGCCCGGGAGGTAGGCCGACAGCGAGTGCCGGCAGTTCGGGTGGAACAGGCCTGCGGCGCGGGCCTCCAGGAGGCTGCCGACGACGTGCACGGCAACGGTCTGCCTGCGCTGGATCGCGTGCCGCTCCCGGACCGTGTGCGGACCGGACGGCCCCGACAGTGAGAGGATCTCGCCTTCCCACGGGCGGCACAGCGGGCACTCCAGCGGCGCGTCGGACACGATGACCAGGCCTACGCCGATCTCTCCGAGTGCGTCGATGTGGCCCTCGACTGCTGCGCGGCCGGTGACGGAGCGCACGGCCATCTCGGCGTAGCTGGCCATGTCCCAGTTGCGGCCGGCGCGGTCGGTGAAACCGCTGATCCCGCGCCCGGCGAACTCGTTGAGAGCCTGCTGAGCGGCCTGCCTGCGGGTCTGAGCGCCCAGCAGCACGGTGCCGGAGGCTCGGGCGGTGACGCGCCGGTACGTATCCACGACCACGCGCGTGATGCGCTGGTACAGCGGCCGGGTGTCGTCCGCCATGGACGCGGCGAGCCGGTCGACGGCCGGGGCGTTCGGCAGGGCGCGGCGTGCGGCCAGCTCCCTGCCGATGTCCAGGCCGCCCAGCTCGGCGACGGCCGCCTGCCGGCCACGCCCGTATGCCTCGGTGAGTGCGCGGGCGATAGCACCGTCGGCGTCCTGCTGGAGGGCCGCCGAGATGGTCTCGACGGCCCCCCGCAGGTCTCCCACCGCCCGGAGCTTGAGCTCCGCCCACCGGGGGGACTCGATGTTCGATGCCAGCGCCGCCGCGAGGCGGGCCAGGAGGGCGAACTCTGCGGCCTCGTAGAGGTCACGGACTTCCCGGGCCAGGCCCTCCGCCATCGCTGGGGAAACCGGCATGCCCGCCCCCCTCAGCGCCCGTCAGGGTGGGATCGGCGACGGCCCGGCCGGATTCGCCGAGGATCGCGGTGACCTCGGTCTTGACCTGGTCCTTGTCCCAGTCGGGGTTCAGCATCCGTACAAGCGTCTCCGTGGATGCTGCCTCGGCCTGCCGGAGCAGGGCAGCGGTCGCCGCGATCTCGGCGGGACCATCGCTGATGGAGTCCTGGAACTCGACCTTCGGCGGCTCCAGATCGAGCCCGGAGACGCCGAACAGACCCTGCTCGACAGCAAGCTGCGCCGCGACAATGTCGGCGATGCCCGGCCCCCAGTACAGGGCCTTGCGGGCGCGGGTGGCCATGCTGCGCCGTTCGCGCGCCCGGATCTCGGTCGCGGTGATGGCCGCGCCGTCGCCGGTCTCGCCGAACGTGCTCGCCGAGTAGCCGGCCTGACGGACGGCCTGCTCGACCAGCTCCTGGCAGGTGTCGCGGTGCTCGGCGACGCGGATCTCGAACTGGACGGACGTGATCGGGTTGGGGTCGCCTGCGCGAGGGAGCATGTTGAGGCCCGAGTAGATGCGACGGTCCTCGTCCCAGGAGGCGCCCTGGCCGGGGCCGTTGGACCGGAGCAGGGAGTCCGCGACGATGATGCGGCCCTTGCCGTTCTGCACGTCCCGCATCCACGAGCTGTACGTCTCGTCGAGGGCGTCCATGATGCCCTCGATGCCCTGGTAGTCGGACTGTCCCCAGTAGGCGGCGGCCGGGATGTTCCGCCAGGCGCGGGCGGGGCGGACGTTGGGCACGTACGAGGCGGTGAGGTTCTTCGGCGCCTTCGTGTCCATGACGTCGCGCAGGCCCCGGGTGTCCGGGTGCGCGGCGAGCGGCATGGCCTTGCCGAGGTCGCTCGGGCCGCCCTTGTAGAGGCCGTTGAGGATGAAGCCGCGCTCGTGGCGCTCCAGGTGCCGCCAGACTTCGCGGCCGTCGACCCGGACCACGGTCCAGAAGGTGACCGCGCGCAGCTTGCCGTACGCGAACTCCGGTGCTGCCGCGTCGGCGCCCACGGTGCTGACCCACGGGCGGTCGGCGACCTGGTCGTCCCACACCACGCGCAGGTACGAGCCCCCGAGGGCCGCGCAGACTTCGCCGGCCTCCAGGAGCGTCGGGTGCAGGCCGCCGTCGACCAGCTCATCGAGGCGCGTCTGGGTGGTCGGGTGGTCGACGACGAGCTTGGGCGGTTCGGAGAACAGCAGATCGCTGGAGGTGCGGGCGATGTCTCCGGCCAGGGGGATGTGGAGCTTCTCGCGCTTCTGGCCGTCCGGGACGGGGTTGCCCCAGAACCAGCGGGCCATGCGACCGACCAGGCCGCCCCGGTACTGGGTGGGGCGGTTCTCGGGAAGGCCCTGGGAGCCGCGGTTGAGGTAGCGCTGTTCGAGCTGGTCGGGGTCGGCGGAGTACCAGGCGTCCCAGTCGGCCAAGGCGTTCTGTACGCAGGGGTCGGTGGGCGGCCAGGGCGTGCCGCTGTCGGGCAGAGGCATCAGGCGGCCACCTCCAGCAGGGTCGGGATGTACGGCCGCCACAGGGCCTCGGTCGTACGCACGCCGTACCGCAGCGCGTCACAGGAGTGGTCGTCGAGCTTGATCGGGGCGTCCTCGCCCTTCTCTGCCTTCTCGTCGTCCCAGGAGTAGCCCGGGATTTCCTCGATCAGGCCCTTCGCGGAAGCGTGGACGCGCAGTCGGTCGCCTGCGATGAGTGAGCCGACGGTGCGGATCCCGTCGAGGACGGTGTTGTCGGCCGGCGTGACGCTGGGGACGCCGTCACGGTGCAGCTGCTCGATGTACGAGGCTGCGGACGGGTCGACGATCGTCCACTCCGGTTGTACGCCGAGGACGTTGGTCTGTGGCTGCGCGACGCCTGCGAGCCAGCGGCGGCGGGCAGCGGAGTATTCGGCGTCGGTCTTCTTGCGGCGCTCGGTGCGGGAGTCCCACCGGTACTCGCTCACCACGTACAGCTTCGAGTCGACACCGAGCCCGATGAGGAGGTCGGCGTACGGGTTGGTGGTGCCGTAGTCGATGGCGTCGCACAGCCAGCGGGCGATGTGCGGGACGTCCTGGACGACGTGGCGCTGTTCGTCCCACGCGTCGAAGATGGCGCCTTCTGCCTGCACCCAGTGGCCGAGGATGTTCCGCCGGTAGAACAGCCCGGTGTACGTGGCCTTGAGCGCAGCAACGTACTCGGGGTCGAGGAACGGGTTGTCGTCGAGGACGAAGTGCCAGGAGCGGAGCCGTACCTGTGCGGCGCGCTTGAGGTACTCGCGCTTCACCCAGTGCCCGGGGTTGTCGGGGTTCGTCGTCCCGAAGATCTTCGATCCCTTGACGGAGCAGCGCGCCACCAGCTGGTCGAAGAACGTGCGAGGCAGCGTCGTCAGCTCGTCGACGTAGGCGCCGGCGCACGTCATGCCGCGGACCTTGGGTTCGGCCTTGGCGTCGTTCGCGCCGAGGACGTGCACCGGCCGGCCGAGGATGTAGGCGATCGGCGCGCCGTTGTTGTACTGGACCTGGTGGGCGAGTGGCCCGAACAGGTCGGGGTTCATGAGCGGGCCGATGATGTTGCGGAACAGGGAGTCGCGGGTCCGGCCGACCATGACCAGTTCGCCGCCGCGCGGGGCGTCGGCTACGTAGATCAGCCACCGCAGCAGGGACGCGATCGTCTTCCCGGACCTGACCGACCCTTCCCACAGGTTGATGCGGGCGTCGGACTGGACGATGGACAGGATCTGCTTACGGGACAGAGGCAGCGCATCAAGGAGACTCACCCTCCGCCTCCTCGCCGACGGGCCCGGCCGCCTCCTGCTCCCTCACCACCTCCGCGAGACCGCTGAACAGCTTCCCGAGCATCGAGCGGGCGTCGTCTGCGCCGCTGTCAGCGGCCGGCGGTACGAGGCGTAGGGAGCGGTCAATGGCCATGCCTGCTGCGCCCATGAGTGCGCGCTTGGCGTCGGCGGGGGGCTCTGGGACTTCCTGGTCGGTGTAGACGTTGTCCTTGCCGCCGATGTTGAAGACGGTCGCGGGCTGCCAGAGCTGCTCCGTGAGGCGCAGCGCGTCGTCAGTGAGCGCTTCGGCGAGGATTGAGCGCTTCTCGGCGAGGTCGGCCATGCGCGCCCGGGTGGCTTCTTCGGTGGCGGTGCGGTCGAAGCTGAGGCCCATGTCGGCGCAGACGACGGTGATGGTGCGTCCCGAGCGGCTGAGGCGGCGTGCGATCTCGTTGCGGCCGAGGCCTTCGGCGTGCATGGCGCGGATCTTGTCGAGTTCGTCTTCGGGGAGTTGGTCGACGTGCTGTCCGTAAGGCACGGCTGTCACCTCCCGGGGGAATGCGAACGGCCCCCGTCGGGTGGACGGGGGCCGTTCTGTGAAGCGTCTGTGTCCGGGCACGCCAGGACTGGGGCCAGGATGACCGATGATCGTCCAGAACGCAACTACATGGGTGAGGCCCTGCCGACGGGGGGATGCGGCAGGGCCTCGGTTCGAGTGTCGCAGGCGGTCAGCGCGAGAACGACTGGAACGCCGCGCGTTCCACGCGACCGGACGCCGACGTGGGGAGAACGCGCGCGAGGGCGGGGGTTGCGGCGGCGCTGCCACGGGAGGCCAGCTCGGCCAGCGGGATACGGCGGCGCTGCTGCGGGCTGGTGGGCTCGTTCATGGGGCTCTCCCTCTCAGGGGGTCATGGGGTCGAGTGCGGCAGGCGACTACTCGCCGCGCGCCGCTCGCTCATAGGCTCGCGCGGTCTGCGCATCACCCGTCTGGCGACCGAGGTCGACGATGTTCGCGCACGCCTCGCTGAGCACGGCTTTGGCGATCGCCGGGTACGCGGACTCCAGCGCCTTGACCACACGGCGGCGCGCCTCCTCCATCGTCATGCTCTCGGGAAGCCCGGGAAAGGCGGCATCAACGGCGGCATCGATGACTGCCGCCGGGACGACGTGCGTGATCGTGGCGGTGGTGGTCATGGGTGGCTCCTCATGGTGGCGGTACAGGGTGAGTGTGGCAGGCGGTCAGCGGGGGTGTGAGCAGTTCGTCCACCAGCCGCAGATGCCGCAGTAGATGGGATCGAGGGCGGCGAGCAGGCGTCGCATCATCGGTCGATCACCTCCCCGCTGAGCATCGCGAGGGTGTCGTCTCCAAGATCGTCATCCCCTTTCGGCCCCTCTCGGTCCGGGAAGGAAGAGGAAGAGTCCTCCAGGTCAGCGGGCTCTTCCTCGTCGAGGGGGGTTGCGGAGAGTGGTGGGGGAGTGGGGCGGACCAGGGCTTCGATGTCCGTCCGCTTGACCCCGGAACGGCCCTTGACGCGGTTGGCGGTGACGGACTGGTGGATGGGTACGCCGTGATGGACCAGGAGCGCCCGCAACTGCTTGTCGCCGAGGTCGTCGTAGGGGCGGCGCGTCCGCAACTGCTCCCACAGGTCCCAGAGGTGGATGTTCCCGGTGTGGGCGGTGATCTCGTCGAGGGCTTCCAGGAGCAGGACGCGTTCGGCGTGGAACGCCGGTCCCGCAGGCTCGACGGGGCGCTCCGGCTCGGCCTGCTCCTCCGGCTCGGGCCTGGGCTGTTCCATCCCGGCCGAGGCGACGAGCGCGGCCAGCACCCACAGGGCCAGCGCGCCCCAGAAAATCAGGCTGGCGGCAAGCAGGATGTCGCCGACGACGATCACGCCGAGGGCGAGCAGGATCCCGCCTACGAACCACACGAGCACGAAGGCGCCGAGGACGCGGCCAGCTCGCGCCTTGAGTAGGTCGGTGCCCGCCAGGGGCAGGCCCTTCTCCGTCGTGAGGTCGCCAGCGGCAAGCCATGCCCGGAGCTGTGCGGCAAGCAGGCGGGTGCCGGTTGCGATCCGGCTGCCGAGGCTCACAGCATCTCCGTGAAGGGCAGGCCGCACAGGTTGGCGCCGGTGGCCAGGGGGACGGCGGCCAGGCCTGCAAGGGTGCCGGACAGGCCGAAGCAGATCCCGGTGAGCGCGCCGGTGGCGAGTTTCCAGTTGCGGATCTTCGGGGCCCACAGCCACAGGGAGACCAGGACGACGGTGAGGAGCCAAACGATGACGTGGCCGCCGGGGTCCAGGATGAGCTGGTGCGCGCGGGTGAGGTTGCGCGTGGCGGCGGCCGTGTTGGTGCCGACGCCCCAGACGAGGGCGAGGCTGCCGAGGCCGTTGGCGCCCCACAGGGCGAGCAGGCCGGTTCCGCCGGCGAGGCCGCCTGCGGACAGGATGACGAGCATGCCGTAGCAGAACGACAGGGCGTACGGCACGAGGGCGCTGAGCCTGTGCTTCTCGGCGAACCACCAGCGGATGAGGGTCACGATCAGGGCGGTGGCGCCGGTGGTGACGCCGCCGAGGGTCACCATGAAGGGGACCTGGTACTCAAGGATGTTGGACATGGGGTCCTCAGAGGGAGAACAGGCCGGCGACGATCCCGGCGAGGGTGACGAGCAGGGCCGCGGTGAGCAGCGCGGGGGTGAGGGCGCGGCGGTCGACGGCGAGGATGCCGAGGACGGCGCCGAGCATGAGGAGGAGGCAGACGGCGAGGACGACGGCCTGCATCAGCCGGTGCGGCGCGGGAACGGCACGGGGGCCAGGTGCGGCTCGACGGCCTCGATGATCTGGCGCAGGGTGCGGACGCTCGACGGTGCGGGGCGCGGGTATCCGGCGTCTTCGACGGCCTTGGCCATCTCCATGGAGGTGGGGCGGAGGCCGGTGTCGTACAGCTTGCGGATGGCTTCGACGCGGAGGTCGTCGTACGGCGCGCGGACGGGCGTCGGCTCGGGCTCGGTGTCGGCCGTCAGCGGCTCGTCGGCGGGCGCATATCCGGCGGGCAGCTCGGGGGCCTGTACGGGCGGGGTGCTGACGGGCGTCGGCTGCTCGGTGACACGGGTGATGACGGGTGGCGCCGCGGGCATCGGCGGGACGATGACGGGCGTCGTCCGTACGAACGACCGGTGGACCTGCCCCATGAGCGCGCCGAACGCGAGCAGCGCGGCGATGGGCGGGACGGCGGCCACGACGTAGTCGAGGACTGCGGCGTCGGTGCCGACTCCGGCGACGTTGAGGCCGATCGAGCCGACGGCGCCGAGGGCGGTGAGGGCGATGGCCCAGTAGTCGACGGTGCGGAGCCAGGAGGCGCGGAGGATCAGCAGCTCTCCGGCGAGGTAGAACAGGTCGAGGACGGCGGGCCAGGCCCAGGCGCGGGCGGGGTCGACGGCCAGGCCGTGTCCGGCGGCGACGTCGTGCAGGTGGTAGTAGCTGAGCCAGAAGGCGATGCCGGTGATGCCGGTGATGATGAGTGCTGCGCCGATGGCGAGGCCGATCGAGGCGTCATGGGTAGGCTGTTCAGCAGCCATGGAGGTGTCATCTCCTGTGGTCAGGCCCTCGTGCTGGGATTCGCAGTCCCGGCCGGGGGCCGTTGTGTTGTGGGCGTCAGCGGCCGTCGCGGCCCGTCGTGACGTCTCAAGGGGTACCCCTTGGGTTCAGAGGGTACCCCTTGGGCGGTGGGTTATGCAGCCCTACCCTCCGCGCGGGAGGTGTTGCAGGTGGCGGGCGAGGTCGAGCAGGTGCGTGCGGCGCTGCGGGCGCTGGAGGCGATCCCGGATGCGCTGGATCGTGCGGCGGCGTGCGCCGAGTTGCTCCAGGAGTGGCCGCAGCTGCACACCTTCGTGGCTGACGTGCGTCAGCAGGCCGTCATCACCGCGAAGAGCCAGGGCCACACGTTCCGGGTGATCGGGGCGCGGATGAGCGTCACGGGCGAGGCGGCGGGGCAGATCGCGGCGGGCAAGGGACGGGCGTCAGCGAAGCGTGACGACGCCCCGCCAGCGGTCGACTGACGGGGCGTTGACGCGTCACGCGCTGAGCAAAGAGCGAACCAGCGCACGGCTCGACGTTGCCCCTGTCGACGTCGTACGCACGTCGCCGTCCCCCGCGAAGAACTCGGCGGTCCGGACGCCGAAGGTGTGTGCGAGCACGACCAGCTCGGCAACGCCGATCGTCTCTCTCCGGCCAGTTTCCAGGTCGGCGATGTGCGAGCGGCCCCAGGGCATCCCTCGCTCGGCGATCCGTTTCGCCGCACGGTCCTGCGTCCAACCACGCTCCTGGCGGAGCCGACGAAGGTTCTCACCGACCACTGCGCCGGTCGAAGCCGTCACGCCACGACCTGCCGCTCTGTCCAGACGCGCCCGCACGTCCCGCAGCGGGCGACGGGTGTGGCGCCGGCGCCGCCGTGGATTTCGATGCGGCCTGCGCAGTCGGGGCAGGGTTGGCTGATGGGTGCGATGCGGTCGGCGATGTCGAGGGCCTGCTCGACGCGGGCCGCGGCGTGGCGGGCGACGGTGGCGATGTGGTCGGCGTCGTGCTCGGTGAGGCGGTGGAACGGTCCGGGTGCGCCCTGGACCCTGCCCAGGAGCCAGAGCGCGGCGTACGGGGCGGCGGGCCGGGGCCCAGTCCATCGCCAGCGGCGGGGGTCGTGCTGGTCGCGCATGGCGAGGACGGCACGCCGGGCCCGGTCGGCTGCGGGGTATCCGGCGGGGAGCTGGCCCATCGGTGAGCGCTGTACGGCGGCCGCGGTGTGGTCGGCGCAGTCGAGCAGGTCGGCGTGGATCGCAGCCATGGTGTCGAGGATGTGCACCCTCAGGGGGATGGGGCGCTCGCCGAGCTGCGTCGGGTCGCGCTCCAGCGTGCGGAGGGCCAGGGCGCGGTGTCGCTCTGCTTCGGCCTGCTGCTCGTCGATGCGGTCGAGGGCGGCGAGGTAGTTGCGGAGGCCGACGCCGAAGCCTGCGATCTTGTTGGGTGCGCCGAGGGCTTCGTTGAGGTCGCCCCAGTGGTGGATGACGGTGACGAGGTGCTGGGTGGTGGTGGGTGCGGTGGTGGTGGTCACGGGTCGCTCCTGTGGTGCGCGGGGCTAGGGTGGGTCCACCTGGGGCGCGCCCGGGTCTTGGGCGGACGGTGGGCGCGCCCTTCGTCATGCTCAGGCGTCAGCGGGCGGCGGCAGGGTCGCGCCCTGGGCGATCAGTTCGTTGATGCGCTCGTTGAGCCGGGTGCCGAACTCGGGCCCCATGCGGCCGCCGAGGGCGATGAGTTCGGTGATGATCGCTGCTGCGCCGTCTGCGCCGAGCAGGTACACGATCTCGGTGCGCTCGGGGGTCTTGTTGATCCGGCCGGAGAGCGCCATGGCGATGATGTGCTCGCCGGTGTTGGTCTCCATCTGGCACACGTTGGTGTGGTCGAGGAGGACGGCGTTGGTGCTGTCGATGATCACGCTGTCGCGGTCGTGGGGGCCGCCGGGTCCGGCGATGGTTCCGCCGGCCTTGCGTGGGTCGCCGTAGCGGCTCTTCCGCTTGCTGCTCATGCTCAGCGCTCCTTGGTGTCGTTGCGGCGGTGCTTGGTGGAGGCCCAGACGAGGGCGATGAAGCAGGCGGTGAAGCAGACGGCGAGGATGGCGAGCAGGGCGTTGGTGCTCACGGGCGCGGCTCCTGGTTCGGCGAGGGCGAAGGTGTGGCGTACGCGGTGGCGGCGTCCCATCCGGCGAGGAGGACGGTGACGCCGAGCGCGGTGCAGGCGAGCAGCGCGGTGATGAGGGCGGCGAGGATGGCTCTACGCATCGGCCGGGCCGTCCCAGGGAAGGGCGCAGGCGATGTCGAGCGTCGGGCCGGTGGGCCGGTTGGGGCAGTCGCGCCGGTGCAGCGGCTTGCCGATGAACGCGCCCGAGGTGCTGCAGCTGGGGCAGGCCGGGCCGGGCTCGGCAGCGGGCGTCAGCGGGGTCTCAGCGGGCACCAACCGGCCGTCGAGGACGGCGAGCGTCGCGCACTCGGAGTACGGGACGGGGGTGCTGTCGCAGCTGAGTCCGTCGTAGGCGGAGCATGTGGCGCAGATCTGGCGGCCGTTGTGCGTAGCTGGTCCGTGGAGGACGCGTACGGCGGCGATCAAGGCGGCGGCCTGGTCGCGCTGCTTGATGACACGGTCGAGCCGAGCGCGGAGCTGCTCATTGTCGGCCTCGACGTCCGGAGCGGCGGCGGGCGTCAGCGGGTCGTCAAGGGCTGCGTGCACGGCGTCGAGTGCCTGGTCCCAGCCATCGTCCTGGGCATTGGCGTGCAGGTTGGAGCGGGATCGGCCGGGCGACTTCTTGATGGTGCGCACGCGGGCGATGGCGGCCTGTGCCTGCTCCAGCTCGGGGGCGATGATCTGCACGTGCCGCTTGTTGCCCTGGGCGACGTGCTCCAGGGTGGAGATGCGGGCGAGCAGCTGCTCGATGCGGCGGTCGCGGACGGCGAGCACGGCGTCGGCGAGGTTGCACATCAGGCCGTACACGCGCACGGACTGAGGCTCGTCGGCGGTCAGGGACGTGGCTGCGTTGGCCAGCGCGTGTTCGATCTGCTGGCGGTAGTCGTCGTCGGGTGTCGGTGACGCGTCGGTCGGGGCGTCAGCGCCGTCGATGCGGCTGGCCCAGGCCGCGCACGCTCCAGCGATCCGCGCCAGCTCGGCCAGCAGCTCCGCCGGTTCCTCGGTGGCGAGCGTCCTTCCCGCGTGATCGATGAGGTCGTGGGCGATGGTGGAGGGGTGTTCGTCGCCGAGTTTGGCGAGCTGGATGCGGCACTCGGCGGCGACGTCGTCGGCGAAGGCTGTCGGGCGGGTCGTCGGCGCGTCGCCCCAGTCGTCGATGTCCTCGGCCGGGTCGGGTGTGGGGGCGAGGGCGTAGGCGTCGCGGCCGTACTCCTGGCTCAGGGCTTCGGCGATGGAGCGCATCCCCTCGGCCAGGGCAGCGACGGCCTTGACGACGGGTCGCAGGGCCTCGGCAGGGTTCGGGTTGCTCATCGGTCTCGGTTCCTTCGGATGCGGGGCCGGCGGGGTGGGCAGGTGAGGGCGCTGGTGGTGACGCAGACGAGCGCGGCGTAGGCGAGGACGGGGAGCCAGGTCATCGGCGGCCGTGCCTTAGGGCCATGGCGCGCCCGGCGAGTACGGCCCAGACGCAGACGGCCACGCTGACGCCGAGGCCGGTAAGGAGCCACTGCCACCACGTCATGGCGTCACCTGGATCTCGTCGAGCGGCACCCCGCTGGCCAGCTGGCTGTACAGCTCCTGGAGTCGGGCCACCGCCATGGAGCCGCGTCGGTTGAGGGCGCGTCGAGCGGGGCCGGAGAGGCTGTTCCAGCAGTCGAGGCAGAGGTATTTGCCGGGGCCTTTGGGCTGGCGGCAGGACGGGCAGGGGCTGGTCATGGTCATCGCGGCCCCCCAGTAGCCCCAGGAGCGTCCGGCAGGGGTTCGCGGGACTCCAGGGACACCTGAACCCCCACACGGGCCTCGTACGACGGCACAGCGACATCCCCAGGCCTCAGCAACCCCGTCCGCAACGCCACCGCCACCGCATGCGGCGCCGACTGCACCCCCAACAGCGACCGAATGTCCTTCCAGTAGCCGGTGACCGTGTGCACCGACAGGCCCAGCTCGTGCGCGATCTGCGCGTTCGTGCGGCCGTTCGCGCACAGGCGGAGCACGGGGAGGTAGCGCGGGCCGAGCTTGGGCGCGGGCCGGCCGCGAACCGGTTCTGCGGCGGCGGTCATCGGTTCCGCTCCTGCTCTTCCATGATCAGGTCGGCCTCGTCTTGGTCGAGGTTGTGCTCAGTGGCGAATGCGCGCCGCTTGTTGCAGAAGCACATCCCCGGGTCCGGGTAGGTCTCGGCTGCGCAGCCGGGCAGGTGGGCAGGGGTCGGCTGGTCGGGCATGTGGTTCTCCGGGATGGTGAGTTGGCCGGCGGCGGTGAGCTGTTCGTGGTCGAGCTGGCCGGCGCTGGCGACGGGGGCCGCCGTGGCGCGGGGCTTGGGCGGGTGGAGCTTGCGGCGGCACTTCGGGCCGAGGCCGTCGGGGGATGGCCGGCGGAGCGTGCGCTTGCAGAGGCCGCAGTGGGTGGTCATCCGGTCTCTCCCGAGTCGAGTTCGCGGGCGAGGTCGCGGGCGGCGGCGGCGTCGAGCTGGGCCATGCGCTCGGCGAGCGACGGCGGCGTGGGGGTCGCGTCCCTCGGCTTGCCCTCGCGGGTCTCATGGGGCCAGGCGGGGCCGCGTTCGCCTCCGCCGTTGAGGCCGATGAGGAGCGGGGTCTGGCCGGTGTCGGTGGGGCGTTCGCGTTCGGCCCAGTCCTGCCAGCGGGTGCCCCAGTCGGTGGCTTCGCGGCGGTCGGCGGTCATGCGGCGTACGAATTTGCGGGTGACGTCGTGGATTTGCTGGCCGGTGAGGGTGGGGCGGCCGTCGGCGACGCGGGCTTGTTGGGCGGTGCGGATGTCGTCGGCGGTGGGTTGCCATGTGGGCGTGATCAGAGAGGGAGCGTGTTCGTGGGTGCGCCCGCTACTACGTGCACCTTGATCTCTCTCTGCACCACTAAGGGGTTCGGGTCGGGTCGGGACGGGACCGCGCGCGCGGGGGGCAGCGTCTCCGGGGGCGTCTCGCGACGCGTCTTGAGACGCGTCTGTAGACGCGTCTACATCGGTGGTGCGGCGGGGCGGCCGGGGGTCGGGGGCGTCGCCCTTGTGCTTGGTACGCCACCGCTGTTGACGTGCAGTCTTGGCGGCACGGTCGGCCTTCACCTGCTCGGCGGTGGGGTTGTACTCGTGGTAGTCGTGGATGCGCCAGCCGATCCCCGGCAGCTCTTCAAAGAGGCCGTGTTCTACGAGCTCTTGCGCGCGAGTTCGTGACGACTTCACGTCGGCTACGAGTCGCAGTTCGGCCGTCTTGACGACGCCGTCGGTGAGATTTTCCGCCGACCAGCAGATCGACGACACGTACAAACGGAACGCCCCGTCACTGAGGAGGCGCACCTTCCGGTTCGAGGGGAACCGGTCGTCGAATCGTGCCCAGGGCATCCGGTGTGTCCTTTGGTCGTGCGGAATGGGTGGTTGGCCGACGGCCCGGCCGGGGGAAGTAGCCGGACCGCCGGGGGCTCAGCTCAGGTCGGGGACGACCAGCCAGCCGGGCTCGGGGATGTCGACCACGCCCAGCGCGGTCGCCGACGCACGCAGCTGGGCGTTCCACGCCTGGTACTGCTCGTGGGTGGCGGTCTGCGGCGTGACGGTCTTGAACTCGCCGAACTCGACCTCCTCGGACTCGGTGACGAGGAACGTCATGTCGGCGTCGTAGTTGCCGGCCTGGAGGAACCCGACGTCGGGGCACTGGGCCTTGTGCTTGGGGAGTTCGGCTTCGAGTCGTTCGGCCATCTCCCAGGGGGCACCGGTGTCGGGGATCCGGATGCCGTAGGCGAAGTAGGTGGAGCGGCTGAATCCCATGGGGATCTCCTTGGTGGGTTGGGGCTGGTGTCCCGGGGGTGTGCGGTCGCCCCGGGCCACCAGCGGTCAGGTGCGCGCTACGCCGTTGGCCATGCGGAGCCAGCGCGTCGGCGTACGGCTGCGGAACAGCACGACGGGATCGATGACCGCGACGACCACGGCGGACGGGGCCTGCCACGAGACGCCAGGTACAAGGCAGTCGGGGTCCGGCTCGACGGGCGGTCCGGGGTCCACCTGATAGAGGGCGCCGTCGGGGTAGAACGCGGCGTACCCGCAGGCGACCTGGCGTTCGGTGGTGAGGTAGACGACGTCCGTGCGGAGGGTGTGGGCCGGGCCGCCGAGCTGCGCGGCGTACGTGGAGAGCCGGTGTTCGGTACCGGTCTGGTCCGGGGGCAGGAGGCGGTCGCCGGGCTTGAGATCGGGGATCCCGCCGTGGAAGTACCTCACCGGCCCAGCCCCATCACGTGCTGCTCCCACGGCCGGGCGAAGGAATCGATCGGGTTGTCCGGCGTGACCATGCCGAAGCGCTCGCCGCACTGGCAGCGGCCGTACAGCTCGCAGTCTCCGTACTCGACGACCAGGGCGTGACCGCCCAACCAGGTCGCCGGGTTCTCTGCATCGGCGGCGGCCTGCTCTTCGGCGGGTGCCCAGGAGTCGGCGACCTGCCGCAGCACGGTCGCGGCGTTCAGCTTGCTCAGGCCCTTGGCGGAGGCCTCGATGGACACAGAGCCCTTCGTCTGGCCGGGCCGGACGAGGACGTACGCGAGGGCATCGCGGCCGTCGACAGTGACCATGCTGACGTTGTCGGTCATGGGGTTGGGCCTTCCTGGTCAGTGGGCTGACGGAGTGCGGCGCGGGCGGCGGCGGCCCCTCGGTGAGCGATCTCCGCGCCATGCGGCTCCGGCCGCTGACGCCACGACTGCGGAGCCGCATGCGCCAACTCGGACGGCGTCCCATCCGGATCAGCCAGGAGACGGCCCATCTCGACGAGGACCTGGCCCCACGCCATCCCAGAGGCGTGCGCGCGAGCCAGGGCCTCACGTACGGACCCGTCCGGCCAGTCCGGGCGGGCGGTCGCGGCGAGCGCGATCAACTCGGCGGACGCCGGCAGCGGGGCGCTCACGCCGCCACCCGTGCTTTCTGCTGGTGGTAGTGGGCGAGGGCGTACTCGTTGTGGGCCTGGCGGCAGGCATCGTCGACGGGCTCGCCGTTCTTGATGTGCCGCCGGTACGCCCCGTCGGTGCCGCACTCGACGGGAGGACGGCCGTTCCTTGCCCGGCGGCCGGTGGCCCGGCGGTAGCGGTCATCCGGGCCGAGGCCGCCGAGGATGCCGAAGCGGCTACTCGGAGCCGTACGGCCTTCGCGGGCGAGGGCATCGGCGAGGCACATCTCGCGGACGGGGCAGCCGTGGCAGATCTCCACCGCGGCGCTGATGTGCCTGTCGTCGAAGAACACGTCCGGGTCGATGCCCGGCTCCTTGCACGCGGCGAAGGTGCCCCAGGACGGCCCGCGGCCGAGAGTGTCGGGGGCGTAGCGGGAGACGGCCATCACGCCACCTCCTGCTGACGCTCGGCGCGCTTCCGCTCGATCTTGCAGGCCTCGCAGTACGCGACGCCGTTCGGCCCGTAGCGGCCGTGGTCGGCCTGGTCGTGGCCGTGGACGCAGCGCTGGGGTCGCTCTGTGCCGCCGGTGAGGTAGCGGAGTTGCTCGCGGGTGCGGGCTCGGCCGGCCTCGTCGTCGACGTGGTCCGGGGCGATGCAGTGCTCGAAGCCGCACTCGGCGTAGGCGTAGCCCTGCGGGTCGCGGCCGTGCTTGATGCGGAAGGCGATGCGGGTGGCGGTGTAGGCGGCGCCGCGGTAGCCCAGGACGGGGGTTCCGCTGGGCGTCTGCCGGCCGCCGGTCCATTCGAGGTGGCCGCCATCGACCGGCCGGGTGTTGGTCTCCCACTTCTGTTCGAGGGTGAGGGGCTGGGCTGCGACGTTGGGCAGGTCGAGGCTGCGGCGGATGTCGCCGACGCGGTGCCGGTCGCAGCGGAGTTGCGTGGCGATGGTGGTGTTGGAGAGGCCTTGGGTGAGGAGTTCGGTGATCTGCTCGCGGGTGGCGTTCACGACGCACCGCCCGCCTTCGTGCTGGCGAGGTCCACGCCGAGCCGGGAGAGCGCCACATCGGAGTAGCCCATGGAGCCCATGAGTTGGTCGGACAGCCGGTCATTGACGCGGTACTGCGCGGCCAGTTCGCGACGGACGCGGAGGCACGCCCGCAGGGCGCGGTCCAGGCGGAGCTCCATGCGCCCGAGGGACGTGTCCGTCTCGTTTGCGTACCGCTCGGTATTGGCCTGGCGGTTGCTGAGCCGGGCGAGGTCCTCGCCGCGCTGCCGTGCGACGGCCTTCTGCGCGAGCATCCGAGCGTTGAAGTCGCCGGCGGCCTCCGTGAGCTCCTCGATCTTGGCGAGGTGCCGCGCCTCGCGGGCTTCGAGGTCGGCGATGCGGCGCTTCTCGCGCCATCCGAACAGGCTCACGACGCACCGCCCGGCGCCGCAGTGCGCTCCTTGTAGGTCCGCAGCCCGAGCGCGTCGAGGGTCTCCTGCTCGCCCACCTCGTTCTGGACCAGGACGTGGAGCATCCCCGCGGTGCGCAGCTCGTAGCCGATCTGCTCCAGCCGCCCCGGCGTGGTCTGCGGGTTGACGATCTCGTCGCGGTAGTCGATGGCCGACCGGGTCGGGGCCTCGCCGCGCTCGATGCGGTCGGCGTCCGGGTCCTTGTCGTGCGTCGGCGTCAGGCCGAACCCCAGCAGCAGGGTCCGCAGTGCGACGGACTGTGCCTTCGTGGTGCTCTTGTCCGCGGTGTCGAGGGCCTCGCCCATCGTCTGGAGGGTGAAGGTGTCACCCATCGGCCCCATGACCGTCCAGGTGACGAGGACGGAGCACTCGCGCATCTTGCCGCCGCTTTTGGTGCTCTTCTCGCCGTAGGTGGCCTCGACCTTGGAGGACATGATGTGGATGCCGTGCTTCAACGTGACGGGCCCGAAGACGTTGACGACGGTGTCGACGCCACGGAAGTTGAACTTTGTGCCGGACTGGTTGTAGAGCTCGGCTTTGCCGATGGCGCGGATGTCGCGCCGGACCCGCAGCCACGCGACGCCGACGGGCACCATCTCGGGGTCGTCGTCGCCCGGCTCGTAGTCGGCCATCGGATCGGGCATCGCCGCGGGCTGGGGCGCGTACTCCGGCTCGGAGGCCGGCGCGGGGCCGGTGGCGGCCTGCTCGGCGCGCTCGGTGAGAGACGTCATGCTGCGTGCTCCTTCCGCACGAAAGCGGGGATGTTCAGGCGGTCCTGGGGCTTGTCGACGACGCACGCCGCGTACGCCTCGGGGAACTCCTCCAGGAGCCGGGCGAGGTCGGGGGTGCGCTTCGAGGACTGCTCGATGGAGAAGTAAGGGAGGTCGCGGACCAGCGCGGTCTGCGCGGAGCCGAGGCGGGCGAGCATCCGGCCGTACGCGGCCTTCCGCTTCTTCTCCGCGGCCGCCTTCTCCGCCACCGCGTCGAGGTACTCGGCGACGTCGTCCTGCGCGTCCAGGTCCCGGTCGAGGACGACGTAGCCCTCACGCTCCGGATGGAGGCGCTGGTACAGCTCGATCAGGGCGTCCGGGGGTTCCTCGCCGGTGATGGCCGGCACCCGCCCCGGGACGATGAACTCGTGCCACAGGCGGGAGGCTTCGGCGTGGATGTAGGCGACGAGCTTGGTGTGCTCGGAGCGGCGGACGGTGTACTGGCGGTAGTCCTGGCCGCCGATGAGGCAGACGACGTGGATGTGGTCGAGGCCGGTGACGAGGATCTGCCAGAGGACTTGGGCGAGGACGTCGTCCGGGGGGCCTTGGCGCCAGAGGCCGGCGACGTAGGCGTTGCGGGTCTTGACCTCGACGGCGCACAGCGAGCGCTGGGTGCGGTCGAGGGGGCATTCGTTGCACAGCCGGTCGAGGGTGCACATCTGCCAGCGGTCGGTGTCGTTGGCGATGAGGCCGACGGGCTGGACGACGGTGCGGTTGCGGCGGGCCCAGTCGCGGGCGAGGGGCTCTTCGAGGACGTTCCCGAAGTGCGCGGCCTCGGACCAGGACTCGTCGTGGGGGAGCTGGCCGCGCTTGTCGTAGTAGACGTGCAGCGGGGTTTTGAAGCCGGACAGGTTGAGGACGGCGGGGAGGTCGCTGCTGCCGATGCCTGCGCGGCGGGCGTCGAGCCAGTGTTCGCGGGGGGTGTCGTGGTGTTGGATGAGGCGGCCGGTGGGGGTGACCAGGTGGCCGGTGGCCGGGACCGTAGTCCCGGCCAGCGCGGTGTTCGTCATGCGGCACCACCGCAGGTGTTGCAGGTGAAGCCCTCCGGTGCCGCGCCACGGCAGACCGAGCACTCCACCGGTCCCGCAAGCAGCGCGGCCAGCGTGGTCCCTAGTGCCGTTGCCGCGTGTGCCACGTAGTCCACGGACAGGGTCGCCGCTCGGTCGTTCTCGTAGTTGGCGATGGTGGTGCGCTGGACGGGGTAGCCCTGCGCTGTGATTCGATCCGCGAGGACTTGAGCCGAGACTTGCTGGAGTTTCCGGAGGCGGCGGAGCTTTTGGTTCAGCTCGGCGGACAAGGGGCGCATACGGCCGTCGGTGCTCATGCGGCCCTCCGATTGGCCTGGACGGGCAGCACCGTGGCGAGGGGGCGGCGGCGGGGGTAGCCGTCTTCCATCGCGGTCGCGTACTGCATGTCGGCGTCGCGGCTGATGGCTTCGTGGACGGCGCATCCGGGCACGTGCTGGGTGCGGCCGCGTTCGTCCTGCTCGCAGGCGTCGCTGTCGCACATGGGGTCGCGGGGGATCACTCGGACACCTCGCCCTCGGTGTCGGCGGGGGCGTCGTGGCGGTCGTCGAGGTTCCGGCACGCGGTCGAGCAGTACGGCGTCCCGGGGATTGCTGGGCGCGGGCACTGCGAGCAGGTTGACTCCGGGGCATCTGCGAGCGGGAAGCCCCAGGCACTGTGGCCGTCCGGCATGACGATCTCCCAAGGGCCACAGAGCAGGCCGTAGGCGGCCCAGTCGCAGCCGCGCCCGCCCTTGCCGAGCGTCCGGCCGATGCACTCCTGGCCGAGCAGGTCGGAAGCGGTGACCGGCTCGCCCTTGCGCTCCCGGGGGTGGGCAGCGAGCGCGTCCCGGAAGTCCTGGCCAGTGGCTTCGTCGCCGCAGGACGGGCAGAGGAACGCCCAGTCGAGCGGGTTGTCGCCGAAGCGCTCGCGGGCCTCGGCGACGAGTTCGGCCTGTGTGATCTTGCGGTGCGTGGTGGCGGCGTCAGGCATGGGTGTCCCCGTTCGGGTGGGAGAGGGCGTCGGCCAGCGCGCGCAGCACCGCGCGGATCGTGGCTGCGTCGTGCCGGTGCGGGTACTTCGCCACGTGCCGGGCCACACCGGTCCACGCGGTGACCGGGTCCGCGAGCAGCTTCGCGACGGCCTTCTCCTGGCAGGTCTGGCCGTCGGTGCTCTCCTCTTTCTCGGCGTGAAGCCAGCCGATGGGGTGGAGGCGGACGACGAGGCCGTATCGCTCTTCGCCGCAGCCCGCGCAGGCTCCGTCGTAGATGTCCGGGTCGCCGGTGAAGTACGGCTCGATGCGGTGCTCGGGCAGGTCGAGGGTGATCTTCATCGGGTGTCCCCCGGGGTGGTGGTGCGGGTGCGGCGGGCGCGGAACCGGATCAGATCGGCCAGGACGATCACGATCACGAGAGCCCCCACCAGGTGTGCGGCGAGCGTGTGCAGCAGGTCCATGGGCAGGTGCAGGTGCTCGATGGCCCACCAGGTGGCGACGAGGACGGCCAGCACGATGGCGTTGGCGGCGAGGACGATCACGAGGCCACCGCCTCGTCGTCGCTGCGGAAGCCCTGCCCCGGCGTCCGCCACTCCGCGCACGCCTTCTCGATCGCGGCCAGCGTTTCCCGGTCCGGCACATCCGGCTCCGACCGCCAGCGGTTCATCGCGGCCGACACGAGGTCGTCGAGGAACCCGTGCAGGTCGCCGTCGGACATCTGCGCGGCCCATGGGAGCGCGGGAGCGGCCTCCAGCTCGGCGACCCGCTCGCGCAGCCGCTCCAGCTCGGCCGCCGACTCCGGCGACATCAACATGCCCGCCGACTCGACCGCGATCGCCAACCCCATCGGCGTCTGCTTGCCGTTCTCCTGCGCCCGGCAGATCACACCCGCCAGTGCGTTGAGCGCACGGGCGTTCACGCGATACCGCCCGCAGCGGCCTCACGGTCGGCGATGTTCAGCTCCAGCAGCGCGTCGGCCTGCCGGATCGTGTCGTCCGAGATGACCAGCGGCGTCGGCTCGACCTGAGCCGCCGCCAGGGCCCACGCCCGGAACGCCACACCATTGACCTCGCCACGCGCCTCGGTCATCACGTCGCTGTCTGCGCGGTCGGGGTAGTTCAGTCGCTCGGTCACCGTGCCGCCGAAGTACTCGGCGAACACCCGCACCGCGTCCGGCCGGTCGTGGAAGTACGGCGCGACCTCCGGCGTGGGGTCCCACGAGTAGCAACGGATGTCCATGCTGCTGGGCAGGACCGGGGACGCGCTGATGAACTGTTCGGCGGCCGCCAGGGCGGCCATGAAGCCGTCACGCTGGGCGGTGTCCTGCTGTTCGGGGGCGCTAATCTGGGTGGTCAAGGCGATCGCCTCATCTTTCGGGTTGGGTGGTGCGATGGCCGGGGCCTGTTCCGGGTGCGACCGGGGCGGGCCCGAAGTACGTGAGGGGTCAGGCGGCGGCCGGTGCGCGGCGAGGCGTTTTCGCCTGCGAGCGGCGCGGGCGCGGCACGTGCGCCGTGGGGTCCAGGTCGCGGTTGGAGCGGGAGTCGGTCGCCGCGCCGGCGGCCAGCCAGCGGTCCAGCTCGGCGACGTAGTAGAGGATTCGGCCGTCGCGCTCGAAGGAGTCGGGCCCCTTGCGGCGGTGGCGGAGGATCTTCATCGCGTTCGGCGATCGGCGTACGTAGGCCGCCGCTTCCTTGGTGGTCATGACCGGCGAATCACGGTGGGGGGATGTCGTGCCCATCGGTCTCCTCCTCGTCTGTGTGGGCGATCTCGTTGATCGCGGCCCTGGCGGTGCGTGCCCTGCGGAGTTCGAGGGCGATGCGTCTGAGCACGTCAGGGCTTGGGTTGGCTTTGTGGTCTCGTTCGATCCGAGAGAGCCAGGACGGGGAGACGCCGATCAGGTCTGCGAAGTCGCGCAGGCCGTAGCCGCTTTCCTCGCGCTGGCGCCGGATCTGCATTCCCCGCGCTTGCACATTGGCAACGATAGGCAATGAGATCGGAAACCACAAGACACTGACGGAAACCAATCAGCAACCAGCCTCCCACCTGCGGAAATGTCCGGGAGGCAACTGTGTTGACGGCGCGTCGCCGTGCGATGCTGTTTCCTGTCGTTGCTTACGGTTGCCTAAGTTCGTGGAGGATTTTCGATGGGGCAGCAGTGGTCCCACCTCGGCGCCGTGATCCGGCAGCACCGCCGCAGGCGCGGGTGGAATCAGGCCGAACTGGCCACGCGCGCAGGCCTGTCGGCCCGAACCGTCGGCAACTACGAACGCGGCCGCGAGCCCGAGACGGCACCGATCGTGCCGGACGGCTACTTCGACATCGCCGACGTCCTGGGCTGGACGCGCGCGAGCATCGAACTGGTGCTCGCAGGTGGGGATCCGGAGTTGCGACTCCCGGACGAGCAGGAGCGCAACCTCAGGGAGCTGCGGGACCTGGCGTCCGCCGTGTTCGAGTTCACCGACGCGGCCCGCGACGCCGGCGCCCCGGACGATCTGGTGTCCAAGGCCAGGCTGGCGACGAGTGAGTTGCTCGGGTGGGTGGCGCACCATCGGGTGGCGCTGTCGCCGCGTTCCACGGGTGAGGGCATCGACCCAGACGACTTGGACGTCATTGAAGGCGAAGCAGGCAGCGACAAGTAGATATTTGCAAGGGTGAAATTCGGCCACTTGCTGACGTCGCCGCAACCACAACGAGCCCGCGTCTAGCAGGACTTACCTGCGGTCACATGTGTTTAGGGCTGTAAACGGCGCGAAACGCGTGGCAACACGCGATGACCGTTTCCTTTCGTTGCGTAGTCACAGGGTGTACAAATGGTCATCCAAACGGCGTGCCGCCCACTCGTCCATTTGAGACATGGGGGGTGGCATGCCCTACGACCCAACGCGCGCCTGCGTGGACTTGGGTATACCCATCAAGAAGGCGTGGTTGCGCGGGACCTGGGGTGTTTGGGTACCGGCGAAGCGCATGATCATCATCGCGCAGGACCTGACCTCGCTGCAGGAACGTTCCACCGTGGCGCACCACTTGGAGCACGCACTCGCGGGAGATGAGACCGGCTGCGGCACCGGTCCTTACGCGGACGCCGCACGTGGCGGCTTCTCGCTCGCCACGATTCTCCAGGACCGCCGCGCCGACCGCCGCGCCGCTCGTAAGCTGCTGCCGGCCACAGCGCTTCGGGAGACGCCGACGGGCATGGAGCTCGCAGACGCAGCCGAACACCTTGCCGTCACTGAGCACATGCTGCGCGTTCGTATGGCCGATCTATCCGGGGAGGGGTCGTTGTGGCTGCCGGCAACATCGAAGATCGCTGGCTGACGAAGCGGAGGAACCCGCGGACGGGCAGGCGGGAGCGCACAGAGCGGTACGGCACGGGGAAGCGGTACCGGGTCAAGGACATCCCCGGTGTGCGGGACCGGTCGTTCGAGGCCCTGGAGGACGCGAAGGCCTGGCTCAAGCGCTCCACCACGGACTCGGAGCGCGGCGAGTTCTACGACCCGCGGGACGGGCGGACAACGCTGCGGGAGTACGTGGAAGGGACGTGGTGGCCGACCCTGCGGAAGGCTCCCTCGACGAAGGAGAGCATGGGGCACCGGATCTTCGGCCACATCCTTCCGCACATGGGCGACAAGCCGCTGAACCGCATCGGGCCAGAGGAGATCCAGTGGTGGCTCAAGCAAGTCGAGCAGGACCTTGACGTCAACACGGTGCGTACCGTGTGGCGTCACTTCTCCAGCATCCTGCAAGCCGCGCACAAGGCGAAGCGCATCCCGGCCAATCCCTTCCGTGACCCGGACGTGACGGCGCCGGCGCGGCCGAAGTCGAAGGCGAAGGCGTGGCCGCAAGATCAGGTGGTAGCTGTACGCGAGAATCTGACGGCTCGATACCGCATCCTGCTGGACCTGGCTGTCGGCGCCGGCCTGCGTCAGGGCGAGGCGTTCGGGTTCAGCGCTGACGATGTCGACGGGGATGTCCTGCACATCGTGCGGCAGGTCGTCGTCATCGGGGGGAAGCTGGCGTTCGCGCCGCCGAAGGGCAACAAGGAGCGGGACGCACCGTGCGCGCCGGAGCTGGCCGCTCGCGTCCGGGCGCACGCCCAGGAGTTCCCCTCGGTCGAGGTGACGCTTCCGTGGGTGGACCCGGACCGGCCGAACCTCCTGTGGGAGGAGCGGCCGAAGAAGACGGTGCGGCTGCTGACGACGTCTCCGCGTACGGGCGGCATCGGCGGCGGTGCGATCAACCGCATGACGTTCGACGAGAAGCAGTGGAAGCCGGCACTCGCGCGGGCCGGGGTGATCCCGGCCCCTGTCGTCAGCATGGTGCAGGGCAAGGGTGTGCGGCCGTGGCGGCGGGTGGAGTGGGACTGCCCTCGGGAGGACGGATTCCACGTGCTGCGGCATACGTTTGCGTCGGTGGTGTTGCAGGCGGGCGAGACGATTGCGAAACTGGCCGAGTGGCTGGGGCACTCCGATCCGGCCTTCACGCTGCGGACGTACATCCACTTCCTGCCGGAGGCGGGGAACCGGGGGCTGGTCGCGATCGGCCGGTGGCTGTCCGGCGGTGAGGCTCCGGTGGAGGAGCCCGAGGCTCTCCTCTTGCTCCCCGGCTGACGAAACTCCCCAGATTCTCCCCAGGGCCCCTCTGGATCTTCTCCAGAGGGGCCCTTTCGCTGGTCAAAGGCGTAGAGGGCAGACGAGTCGAGCTGTACGCCGGGTTCTGTCACGTCGCGTTTTCCGCCTGCGGAGACGGGGGATGACTTCCCTCTGACCTGGGCCTTCGCGTTCCTGGTGGTTTCACGTGGTGTCCACTGGTTTCATGCCCGCACTCCCCCAGGACTCCCCAAGGTTTCTGCGGGTTTCTAAGTACTGACCGGCGTCGATAGACGACCGCCCCGCCCAACGGAGCGTTGGGCGGGGCGGTGTCTGACCCGGGCCGAGCGTGCCGCCCAGCAGGCCACGGCCTAGGTCGCTATGGGGGTCTGGGTGAAATACCCAGCGGGGAGGAATGCGTGCACGGCTGGAGGAAGGTTCACTCAATCGTGTGAACGCATGTTCGATAAGCGCACATGGATCCTAACCCGGCGGCCCACGCCGCCGAGCTCCAGGTGCATGTCATGCGCATATATCTATCGCGCCCAGGGCCCTTCTCGGAAGAGCGCCCCACCCAATAACGCGACGGGCGACCGTTTGGGTACTGACCCTGTGATCTCCCCCGCTCAGCGTGTGTCGGGTGCCGACCCGCCGCAACCCGTACCCCGACTGGATCACGCCGCGCCGCCGAGCCCTCGGCCACCGCATCGCCGCCCTACGCGAGGCCGCCAAGATGTCCCAGGACCAGCTCGCCGTGCGCGCAGGCATCGACCGGCGCAGCGTCCAGCGGTACGAGGCTGCTGTCCGTACGCCGCGCATCACGGACCTGTGGCTCATCGCCGAGGCGCTCGGGGTGTCCGTCACCGAGCTGCTCGGGGAGTAGGCACCGTCCGCGCATCCGGGGCGCCGGGATGCGCGGACGGCTTAGGCCACCCGCCTCGGGGGTGGGCAGGGGGCCCGCTTGTGGAGCCGAGCGCGTCAGCCGCGCCGGCAACAGCCAGCAGGAGGGCAATCACGGCCAGGAACCCACTGCACGTCGGCTGGGCCAGTGTGGCCGCGCAGCCGCTACGCATCGGCGGCCTTCCGGGGAGGCACGGCCGTGGCGCACGTCGGCGCGCACCCCCACAGCTCGGCCTTGCGCCGGTGGATGCCCTCGCCGACCTCGACCTCACCAAGGAGCCGGTCATCAACGATCTCCACCAGCGGGCGGCGGCACAGCGCGCAGTGCGTCTGCGAGATCTGGCAGGGCCACAGCGTCGCCGGGTCGGGCAGCTTGATCGCGGGCTTCGCTTCGGTGGTCATGCCGACCTCACCACGCCGCTCGGTCGCCACGTCACCCGCATCCACGCATCCCGGTCCTTGAGCCACTGCGCCAGGTCGCGCTGCTCCTGGGCCTGGTATGCGGCCATGGCGGGGTATCGGGTGACCAGGCCCTGGGCCTCGCCGGTCTCGATGAGGTGTTTGGCTTCCAGGAACTTCGGGCGCTCGGATTCGGGGGCGGCGCCGCTGAAGTCGGCCAGCTCGGCCACCACTTCCCAGGACTGGGCGACGGCGTAGGCGCGGAGTTCGGCGAGGATGCGTCCTGCGTTGCCGTTGCGGACTGTGCAGGCGTACAGGACGACGCGTTTTGGTTCGGTGCTGCTCATGGTGCCCCCAAGGCATGCCCGGGTGATCACGCGCACACGAAGCGTGTGGGCTACCCCAACCATACGCGTGAGGTACCCCACGCGCCACTATGTCTGGGGTACTACACTGAGCCGTGAGCTACCCCAGAGGACTGGAGTCGTCATGACCGACCGGGACGTACCCCCGTACATGCGCATCGCTGACGCCTACCGGCGACAGATCATCGACGGCGATCTCACCCCCGGCGACAAGCTCCCCACCGTCCAGGCCCTCGCGACCGAACACGGCGTCTCCACCGCCACCGTGAAGAAAGCCCTCAGCCAGTTGACGGTAGAGGGGTACATCTACACATCGCCCCGCCAGGGCTCCTACGTGTCTGACACGGCCTACGCAGCCAGCAGCCCCCGCGACCGCCTGGAGCGCGTCAACCGCACCGGCAGCGTCCACGGTTCAGGCGAGACGATCCGCGTCACCTCCGCCCAACTCGTCGTCCCGCCCGTGTACGTCGCCGAGCTGTACGACATCGAGCCCGGCATGCAGGTCGTGCGCCGCGAGTGGGTCACCGGCCGCGGCCAGTCCCGCCTCATGCTCAGCGTGTCGTGGCACCCCGCAGAGTTCGCCGTCCAGGTCCCCGACCTGCTCTCCACCGCACCGGGCGCCGCCAACGATCTGATCACCAAGATCCTGACCGCGACCGGTCGCGTCGTCACCCACGCCCGCGACGACTTCCACGCCCGCCAGGCCGATAAGCGCGAGGCCGGCCTGCTCGGCATGTCGGAGGGCGGCACGATCCTCGCCGGCGCGCACCGCTGGTCTGATGACCTTGGGCTCATCGAGTACGGCGAGTGGTGCCTGCCTGCGCTGCACACGATCGGCTACGAGTACACCCCGGGCGCGAGCAACTGACGCCGCCCCGGGCGTGCTAGAGATCGACATAGAGCGCCCCGGCGAGTGATGCTCTGTCACGTTCTGGTCACCATGCCCCAGTGGTGTTGGTGTGCGCCGCTACGGTGAGCGCTCCATCACCACCATGGGGGGACCATGTACCCGCGCGCCATCGCC